TAACCCAAACAATGTTTTCGTTTCTTCAGATTATTCCTCGCAAGAGCTATGCGTGATAGCCTACGGTTCAGGTGATCCTGTTTGGCTCAAAGCCCTAAGACTTGGTCAAGATTTGCACTCAATTTGTGCAGATCTGGTCTTTGGAGCCAAATGGAAAACGGCTGCTGAAAAGGATTGTCTATACTATTCCCATAAACAGAAGTGCAAATGCCCACAGCATGTAAAATTGCGCAACGCTGTTAAATCAATAAACTTTGGACTTGCCTACGGTATGTCCGCTATGAAGCTCTCGGACAAGGAAGATATTCCAATCCCTGAAGCGGAAGCTTTGATAAGGAAGTATTTCAAGACCTTTCCCAAAATCAAAAAGTTCCTCACTATGTTGGGCAATTTTGGTACCTCTAATGGATTTATTTCTACTTACCCGCCTTTTAACCGTATCAGATGGTTTGAAGATTGGGCTCCAAGCGCCTCATATAAAGTGCTTGGAAGCATTGAACGTAGATCCAAGAATACCCCCATTCAGGGCACATCGGCAGATATGACCAAATTAGCTTTGGTCTTGATCCGTGATCATTTACAGAAAACAAAGAGCCCTGTTTTACTTGTAATGACCGTGCATGATCAGATAGACACCGAATGCCCCAGGGATATTGCAGCAACGTGGAAGAGAGAACTTACGGTTTTGATGGAGACAGCCGCACTCAGGATTATTAGAAACGGCTTGCTAAAGGCGGAGACTAAAGCCACAGAAGCCTGGGAAAAATAAGATCGCTCATTATGAAAATCCTTAATTATGTCAAAAATATCATTATTAAAAAAAGAAGAATTGTTCCAAATACCAGTACCCAAAGGAACAGCGACTTACGTACCGATCTCGAACAAAGGATTGATCAGTACTGTAGACGCAAGACTTAGTGACTACGGGTTCAAGGTTTGTTCCGAGCAATTCCAAACCGCTGAATCTGGACAGATAATGATTGCCAAATACGGCATACAGTCTGAAAACGATGAAATTGCAATGATGCTTGCCTTCGGTAACTCTTACAACAAGACCCGCAAAGTTTCTATTGCTGCAGGCGGTCAGGTTATAATTTGCTGCAATGGGATGGTAAAGGGAGACTTCGTTTCAATGCGTAAGCACAATGGAAGTATCTCGTATGATCTGAATTCTTTGATTGAGGATGCGATTCAAAGTATGGGAATTAAACACTCTTCACTTTTGGAAGACACCAAACAGTTGAAAGAGTATCAGTTTAATAACCGAAAGGAATTTATCTCCCTTATAGGGGATATGTATTTCAATCATCAGTTCTTAAATACGGTCCAACTCAATATCATTAAAAGGGAAATCCAGTACAGTGAGCATTTTGCGATGTTGACTCCCAATCAGCTTACAGCCTGGAACCTTTACAACAATGTCACAGAGGCATTGAAAGTGGCTCATCCTACCGAGTACATCTCCTCACATAAAGCGCTCCATGCTCTAATGATGGACTACGTGAGACCTCAAAAGGTAGAAAATATTGACTGGGATTTTGCTCTATTCCAGGAAGCCTCTATTGAAGGCTGATTCCGACAAAACCAGAAGGCAGAATAAGTTTATAGAGACATGGATTAACAACAAGGGAAAAGGTACACTTGAAGCGTCTACCGGGTTCGGTAAGACGTACGTGGCAATACTTCTGATTCAGAAGATGCAGGAAAGGAAAGCGGATCGTACCACCCTTGTTGTTGTTCCCACCTTAAAACTTAAAAGCCAATGGGAAGATGAACTATTAGAATATTCAATTACCGGAGTTAAAGTAGTTGTAATCAATACAGTGTGCAAGAAAAATTGGGTATGTTCCCTTCTTGTGCTGGATGAGATTCACAACTATGCTTCTGAAGTGTTCGGAACCGTATTTCAAAGGGTTAAGTACAGTTTCATACTGGGCTTGACAGCCACAATGGAAAGGTCTGATAAGAAGCATTATTACATCGAAATCCACTGCCCTGTAATTGACAGGGTAGGGCTTTCAGAGTCTTTAGAAAAGAAGTTCATTTCGGACTTCATGGTATACAATGTTCCAGTTCCTATGACTGATGCCGAAGAAGCGGCGTACAACAAGTTAAACAAACAATTCTACAAATTCTTCGCTCTGTTCGAACATTCCCTGGACAACGCGATGAAGGCAGTAAAGGACCCTACGTACAGGAAGATCGTTGCAAAACGGCTGAACTGGACAGAAAGGGATGTGATGGTCTTTGCAATGAACTTCGTCAGATCACTTCAAAAGCGAAAACAATTCCTTTACAACCTTCAAGGTAAGGCGCATATAACCTTAAAGTTATTAGAGGCTTTAAGACTTCGCACCATTACCTTTTCGGAAGGAGTAGATTACGTTAACCATTTGTACGAGCGTTCCAAGTCATACAGTGTACCGTACCATTCCAAGCTTACAAAGAAAGTACGTACCAATTACCTTAAAATGTTTGAAGACCCTTCTTCGGGAGTGCGTGTGATCCACACCGCTAAAGCCCTGGATGAAGGATTCAACGTAGAAGGTATAGAGTGTGCCCTCATTATCTCAGGAACATCCACCGTGCGCCAGAATCTGCAGCGCATGGGAAGGAGCCTAAGATTTGTGGAAGGTAAGACTGGAATCATCATTAATCTATACGTTCCAGACACACAAGATGAGAGGTGGCTTGACAAACGGCAAAAAGATGTCCCCAATATCGAATGGTGCGACTCCGCCGAATCCCTATTACAACTGCTCAGAGCTGAAGACCAAAATATTCCTGCTTCTTCAGGGTTCGCTGAGCTTCCAATCCCCCTTAAAGGAATTCCGTTCTCATCTGAACGTCCTTTATGGGATCACGCTGCCGGGTTTCATAATCCAGAGGCTGTTGGAGGAGATAATGATGGAATATGAGTATGAAAATTTTCAACAGCTTATAGCGTATGAAAGTAAATATGAAAAGTCTGGTAGTTTTATTAAACAGACTTAATGTAACGGCAGATCAATTCTTATTCTTAGTCCTGGTGCATGATCACCTGTATGCCAATTTATACGCCTACACGGAGAATAACAAGGGTTTTGCCAAGGAGCTTATCCAGGATCTTGTAGATAAAGGATATCTGGAGGCTACCAGCCGGGTAAAGGCTGAGTTGTATGTAGATTCTTACGAGACTACCAATAAATATCAGATGGCTATTTATTCGGCTGATAAAAACGTTGCATCGGAAGAATTCTGGGAAGCCTTCCCTTCATTTATCACCATAGACACCAAGAAAATCCCTGCCAAGAGCCTTGACAAGGAGAAGTTTCTGAAAGCTTATTACGATAAGATTGGGAAGTATCCTGATTTTCACGACAAGGTAATGGAAGCGTTAGCCTTTGCCGTTGAACATTCTATGATCTGCATGGGCTTGGAAAAATGGTTTTTATCCGAGCAGTGGGATGAAGTACTGAAGGAGAAGAAGGGTAAAACTAAAAGGCAGTTTCCAAACGAGCAAATCTTCTAAAAAGATGAATAAATATTCTGAATTTAAGGTACGTCCTATTGGGTCTGTATTAACTGAGGCAAAAAAAGAAGTGCAGGAATCAAGGGCAGGGAGAACCAGGGTATTAAAGACCAGGTGGAAATCTGTTAACAAGATGCTGCTCGGAGGCTTTTACTTCGGACAGACCTACCTTATAGCAGGAGCTTCAGGACACGGTAAATCGTACCTGGTGAACATGCTTTTAAGGGATTTTGCCAATGCTTCTATTAATGGTACGCTGCCCTTTCAATTCAAAATACTTCATTTCGGCTTTGAGATGTCAGCTTCGGCTGAGATCCTCAGACGAATTACCTCGATGACCGGCATTTCTTACACCAAGCTATTGAGCGTTGAGAATAAACTCTCTGATGAGCAGTTCGAATCGGTAGAGAAGTCCCTGGTTAATTTAAGAAACGAGGAAATCTACTTTGTTGAAACCCCAGGCAGCAGATTCCAGATTTACGAAACGATAAAAGCCTTTAAAGCCAAGTTCCCTGATCACGAGCTGGTCGTTTCAGTAGATCACATGCTTTTGGTTACTCCTGAGCCCGGTGAAGACGAGATTCAGCTACAGGCTGAAGTAAGCAAATTATTTATTCAGATCCGCAAGGAATTTCACACCATGAACCTATTGGTCAGTCAGTTGAATGATAAGATTGAAGGAGAAAACAGAAGAGATCCTTCGAAGCCATCGCTTCATTATCCAACTAAGACCGATTTGCACGGTTCAAAGCAAGGCTACCAAGCCGCTGATTGTGTGCTTGTGATCCACTGCCCAGAACTTTTGAACCTTGAATATTACGGGAAAGAGAATTTCCCTACACGGGGTTTGGTCGCACTCCACCAAATAAAGCAGCGACACGGGATAGCGGGATTCACACTGATGAGAAATAATTTGGAGAGTGGAACATTCGAAGATTGGGAACGCCCGGTTATTAGTTATTCTATTCCTTAAAACGTTAGTACATGATTACATTGCCCACAAAAAAGGTTACCGCCACAAGCGTTAATCCCACCCTTCTCACCCTTTATGGACCGCCAAAGGTAGGAAAGTCAACCATGTTGGCTGAACTTCCAAACTGCCTAATCATAGATACCGAGAAAGGTACTTCAAAGATAGATGCCATGAAAATCGAGGTTAACAACCTCACAGAGCTGGTAGAAGTGATCAAGGAACTCAAAGGCTCCAAGCACAAGTACGAGTACATTGCCCTTGATCCGATTGATGCCATTTCACTATGGTACGAAGCCGCAGTATGCAGGGAAGCCAAGGTTAAAACCCTTGTTGAAATGCCATACGGAGCCGGGTTCAGCATTGCCAGGGAAAAGGTAATGAACGTTATCAATGTCCTGAGAACTATTACCCCTCATGTAATTGTCATTGGACATCTGAAAAAGACTCTTTTGGGGTCAGAGACCGATATCCAGGTAAATATCTCGTCACTTGATTTAACAGGAAAACTAAAGAATTTGATCATGGCAGACAGTGATGCCATTGGTCTTGTTCATCGCAGCCCTGAAGGGGAGCTGATGGTATCCTTTCAAGGTAATGACCAGATAGAAGTTGGGTCAAGGTGCAAGCATTTGCAAAATGCTTTATTTCCATTCGATTGGAAAAATATTTACATTTAAACGAAATAATATATCGT